CGCCGTGGTGAACGGCACAGACGAGGCATTGTAAGCCGCCGCGCTGTAGGTCATGAGCGTGCTGCCGGTCAGGGTCGTGACCATATTGCTCGTGGCCGATGAGCCCAGGCGCTTCACGCCGGTCAGCGTCGTGCCGGTGTTGCCGGTGTAGCTGAACAGCGCATACTTGCCGGTGGTCTTGTCGATCATCGCCACATACCACGGGCCTGAACCGTCACCAGTCAGCGTCGAACCCGCCTGCGCGGTGGCGCCGGCGGAGTCGGGGAACAGCCCACTGGTCAGTTTGTAGGCGTAGCCCGAGAAGTGCTCGAAGTACTTGTAGCCCGAGGCCGTGCCGACGCCGCCGCCGGTGATGACGCCCGAGTTGACGCCCGTGTCCGCATCGGCAATGGCCACGCCGAGGAACGCCCGGCGCAGGAGCGGCGAGCCCACGCTGCCCTTGCCGCCGCGGTTGCGGATCTGCAAGGGATAGATGAGGTTGCCGTTCCAGTCGGAGAACTTGCCGTTGAGAATCGGGTTATCCGAGCCCATGCCGCCCGCCCGGGAAATCACGCTTTGATACGTGGGGTCCTGGTAGAGCGAGGTGAACGCATCGAGCGGGCCGGCGAAGACGTAGCCTTCGACGTTTCCGCGCTTCGGGTCCTTGACGAGGTTCGTCGAGACTGCGCCCAAGCCAGAGAGCGTGGTCGAGCCCTTGGTGATGACCGAGGTCTGGAACGTGTCGGCGCTCTTCAGCGTCGCCAGCGTCTTGCCGTTCGGATAGATACGGTTGTCGCTGGTCGCACCCTCGCGCAACGCCATCTGCATGTCGTTGCTCTTCTTGAGGCCAACACGCTGTTCGAGGAGCGGGCTGTTGAGGTTGTCCCACTCGCTGCCGACGATGGTCTCCGCCTGCGCGACCGTGGTCACGCCCATGCCATACCACTGGCGACCGACGGTGAGCGACTGCTCCTGCGGAGCAATCTGCTCTTCCTGACCGTTGCGCTGGGTCTCACCCTGCGCACCCTCACCGCCGAGCTGGTAGACGTTGGTCAGCGTGATTTTGTTGCCGCGAATGCGCCGGGTGTCCGTGTAGTCGATGAACGCCTTACCACTGCCGGGCGTGCCAATCATGGACTCCGAGAAGACGTTGGCATTGAACGCACCGAGGATGATTTTCTTCGCCCACGCCTGTTCGCGGTCGTTGGGAGCCAGGGCGACGATACCCGTCGCCGTCTGGGGATTCATGATGGTGTAGGACGTGCCGAACGCAGCGCCGCTGGAAAGCAGCAGGCCCAGCGCGAACACCGGGTGAACTAGGACCGCAGCTAGAAGCGCGATCGGGAGAAGGAACTGACGATATTTTGGATTCATGGAAGTGAAATGGAGTTGAGAGAATTGCGGTTGGTTTAGGTGCCGTAGAGGAGGGCGTTCAGCCGTTCGTGTTCGGCCCGTGGGTCGGACAGCACTTGCTTGAACTTATCCACCTCAGTGGCGGGTTGGTCCGGCTTCTGCGTGGTTTGCGCGCCGGGACGGGCAACGATTTTTGCGGCCGGAGGCTGTGGCTTTGGCGGAACGACGGGCGGTGCAGTGGTGGCAGGTGCGGCAGCAGCGGAAATGCTCTTGTCCAGCTTCGCCAGTTCGACGGCGACGCTGGTCTTGTTCGCGGCGGCATTGGCTTTCGCGACGCTCAGCGCGGCCATCTCGGCGATTTGAACCGGAGCATCCTGCTCACTCATCAGCGCGGAGCCTTTGAGTCGGACAATCAGCTTATCGGTTTCAATCCGCAGCGGGCTCTTGGCGTCGGCGAGCATTGGGAAGCGTTCGGTGGCCTTGGATGCCACTTCCTGCTGAGACTCACGGGCTTGCGCCGCCTGAGCCTCCTCCCTGGATACTGCGTCGCGTTGGTCGCGCTGCCGCATCGCCTGCTGCGTCTTGATGTCCGCTGCGAGGTCGCTGCGCTTCTGAATGAGCGCAATCGTGTCTTTGTCGATTACGCCCTCGTTTGCGCCAGCGGCTTCAAGCTTCGCGTCCACCTCGGCCAGCTCCGTTTGAAGAGCAGCCAGTGGGTCGGCGGCTTCCGTCTCGGTCTGCTGCGTCTGCTGAACTCCCAGACCATAGGCGATGCGCGCGGCTTCTTCGGGGGCAACGCCCTCCTTGCGAAGCACTGCAAATTTCCTGTCGGCTGGGTCGCTGAACCGGAAGCGTTGAGTTTTCGTCTCTTCCTCCGGTTCCTCCTGCTCTGTCACTGTCTCCGCGGGCGTAGTCTCAGTCGCGGGCTGCTCTGTCTCCGGCGGTGTTTCTCCAGCGGGAGTCTCGGCAGCTACCGTCTCTGCGGCCGCTGTCTCGGTCGCTTCAGCCTTCGTTTCCGGCTTCCAGTTGGGGTCAGCCAACAGGTTCGCCAGTTCGTCGTGCTGCGCTTCTGCGGTCAGCGGCGCTGCGTTCTGCGGTGTCGTTTCGGCTGCCTGCGTTTCTGCAGGTGCCACGGTGGTCGTATCGGGGCTTGCGCCTCCGGTTTCGTTTGCCATGTCGCGCCGTGTGCGCGCCGCCAATGGTCAGAAGCAAGAGAAATATTTGAACCGCGCCGCCGTGGTTGGCGAGAACTCGGCGCGGAGAGTTCTGGAAGCCGACAACAGTCCGTCATCGGAGCGCATGGCACTCACGGCTTACCCACCCACAAGTCAGGAAAGAATCTCGATTCCCTCAATGGCGCTTACCGGCATCCAGTGCTGGCCGTTGTCGAGGGCGAACTCGACATACTCACCGCTCGGCGACACTCGCGAGATGCACGCAGAGAACACGCTGAGTTGTGGCGAGGCTGATGCCGTAGCAGTTGCCGTCTGCGCTTGCGGTAAAAACCACTTGTAGAGCGCGGACTTATTTTCGCTTTCAATGGCGCGGAGGACATCCGGCGTGATCTGCTCTTTGGTGAATACGGTTTGTTCGGTGGTGGCGTTCATAGATTTCAGCGTTTGAGGTAGAGAGCAAAAGCGAACAGCCCAACCATCGCCCCGGTCTGCCACACGGCAGGCGCAGCATACGAGCGCCAGGAATCACGAAGCGCCTGCTCGTCGGGCTCCACGTCCAGTGCGCGCAGAATCGTGCGCGCCCGCCGGCTCGCGTCCCATTCGAGCAGCAGACGACCCAGCAGCAGCCAACGTGCGGCCGGAACGAGCCAGCCAATCGCCCTGTGCTGGAGCGCGTGGCCTGCTTCGTGCGCAGCCAGCGTGAGTGTTGCAGATGTCGCGCCGCGGTAGACGTGCGGGCGCAACGTGATGAGCCGCTCCCCCGGGTCGTATGTGTTCGCCACGCCTGAGATGGTCGTGGCGTGTTCTCGGCAGAGGTCGGCGCCGGTCATTCGTCCCAATCCTCCCGCTTTGTGAGATGCCAGCCGTTGCAGCGGTCGCAGTGATACACGCGAAGAAACTCCGGTCGCCCATGGCGCTGCCGATTCTTTCGAGGGTGACGCTTGCCGGTCTGGACGTTCGCCATGGTCTGTGCGTCTTTCCGAGAAGCGTAGTAGACCTTGCCGCCGCAGTGTGTGCGGGCATTGCGGATTCCAATGGTGTGGCTCATGAAATCTCAGGTTGTCGGCACTCAGTTTCCGCAAGCTCTGGCGTCCACGGCACAGGCAGCCCGCGCCTTGCCCGCTCAATATCCGTCTCGGGCTGGATGATTTCTCCCGTGCGATGGTCCTGCACAACCTTGTTGCCGGGGTTCCAGTGGATTGGATTCGGCATGGGACCGAGGAGCGGTTCAACCTCGGCTACGAAGAATGCGGAGCCGTCGGGTAGCCGTGTCATTTCAGCAACCTCCGTAGGGTTTCAATCTTCTCCTCCGCTGTATCAAGGTGCTCCGTCATGTCCATGATTCGACGGTCTTGCGCGTCAAGGATCTCGCCGACGACTTCAGCCGATGACGAGACAGCCGCATGCAGGCTTTCCAGCGTTTCGAGCAGGAGGATTTTCTCGGGGTCGTTCATGGGGCAGCCTTCACAACTTGCCAATGCTGGTCATCGCTCGCCGCTTCATGGGTGAGAACTTCGATAATTTCCCGGTGGTCGGCGGCGTTGTGAACGAACACGCCTTCATCAAATCGAGGTTGGCACCAGCAGGCTTCGTTCTCCTCGTGCTCGCGCCAATCGTTGAGGGGAATGACATGGACGCTCACGACAACCTCCTGAGCCAGTTGAAAGCCTGCAGGTCCATCCGGCGGTGAGCTTGGGCCACGGCTTCACGCGTGCCGCAGACGCCGCTATACTCGGGCCTGCGGTCGCTCCGTTGACGTTGAGCCCGGCGCTGCGCAGACCGACACGTCCGGCAGCAGGCGGCGAATCCACCGTGGTCCGAGGCGAAATGCTCAGTATCTTCCGGCAAGTGCTGGCTGCAGACCGTGCAACGGCGCGTTCGGATGGTGGGGGTTGCGCTCATGATACCGCCTTGTTGATTGTGCTCTTTGCGCGACGATTGCCGCCATAGCCGTAATGCCCGCCATCCCACACCTTCGGACCGCCCATGCGTTTGTAGGCACCCACGGTCAGCCCAATGGCCATTCCTGCCACGAAGTCATCGAATGCTCCTGGGCGAGCCTCACAGGTGCCGTCTTCGTTCTGGATGAACGCCGCGAGCTGGGCAACCGCAGGCTTGAACCGGCAGATGAAACTCCCCTCCAGTATCGCCTTTGCCATCTCTTCGACCCAATAGCGCTTGGTCTTGCTGTTGGTCTGGTAGCCGTACTTCTTCAGCGTCCGCTTTCCGCCCCGCTCGTGGTCCATGTCCTCGCGCTGCCAGACATCGGCGCCAAGGTCCAACAGTTCCTTGATGAGAACGCCGCCGTAGTTGTTTTCCTCTGGAACGATGGTGCAATTGCCGTAGTAGCCTGCCAGCAGCAAGAGACGATGCGCCAGGACCGATAGTTCCCACCGGCAGGCCGCGCCACTGAAAGCGTCCTTGTCATCGACGTAGATGGCGGCCACGAGTTCGACAGGGTGATGAGTCTTGCTCCCGTCGAGGTAGTCTTGCCGCAAGATCCCGCATGCGTGGGTGTCTCGATGCTTCCCACCGGCCGATTGTTCGCCTTTCATCGAGTCGGCGAACGCCAGGTAGGCCATGCCTTCCGCCGGTGGCTCTGAGATCCACGCCCAGCCCCGAGGGTCCGGCATGAAAGTAAACGTCCCGCCGTGCTCGCTGATAACCCCGCGGCGTGCGTTGTCGTGCGTGTTCTCGGCGATGCGCTGGAGGTGTTCGAGGCCGTCGAAGTCAAAGCGCGATTCCGCTCCGTCCAGCATGAATTCGCCGTGCAGGGTGGAGAGAGTGAAGGGGTGACGCGGGCCGTGTTTCGTCGTGATGTCCCGAATCTTTTCCGGCGATATGTGCGGGCATTCAGCAAGCCCCACCTTGAGACGATTGAAGCCAAGCTCTGGCCGGGAATGCGACTCCCAGAAGGTTCCGTGCATGTAGCCGGGGGAACTGACGTAGAGGATTGCCTGGTAGCTGCACTTGTCGAGGGCGTCGAAGATTTCCTCTGGAACGCTCTTGGCCTCGTCCACGATGATGAGCACAGGACCGTCTTTGACGTCTCCTCTCGGGTGGTGCCCTTCCGCCCGGCCTGGCTCGTCTGTGGTGAAGAAGATCCCCATGCCACCCGTGGGCGTTTCAATATATCGCTCGATGAACTTCCAGCCCTCAAACTTCGCGCGGTGCCGGGTGATGGCTGGCATTACCTGAGTGTCGAGCTGAAGGCCAGACTTCGACGTCACCACGACCTTGCCTTGCGGGTGAATGGCAAGCCACCAGAGGGCCAGCGATGCCACCACACGCTCGGACTTACCCGCACCGTTTGGTGTGCAGAGTGTGCCCTTCACGCGCTTCAGCGGCGCCGCCTCGAACCACGACAGGACTTGGTCTTGCCACGGGTATAATGGAATGCCGAGCACCTCCTCGGCAAAGTACATCGGCGATGTCTCAAGGTCGGAAATTGGTGTGGTCGCTGGCATGGTTTATTTGCCGCCAATCTTGGCGACCACGCAAAATTCCTCGTTGTGGAACAGCCGTGGAACCAGCCTAAATACAGCATTCGCGAGTTTGAGATACACAGGTGACTCCAAAAGTGAGAGCAGACCACTGATTACCAAGCACTTACGAGGCGACTTTATATGATCTCTCCTTGTATGTTGGTAAGCCCTTGGAGCCGTCATTCCGCGCCCTCCTCGCCGCTCGGCAAAAGATTCTGCACCACCTCGGCACCATGTCCTGGCGTGACATCGAGCGCAAGCCGGCGCCGTTCCATGAGCAGCTTTCGCCGGTCCTCCGTCAACGTGTGCCGATGCTCGATCGTGCCGGAAACCTTCACCTCGGATTTGTCGCCATACCGCGCAGAGTCTCGCTTGGATGCAACCCACTTTATCCAGTTGAGTTGGCTCGTGATGTGTTGCACCCACCCGGGATCTACGCGCGCGCTCCCGTCCTCACTGCGAATCATCCGCGGCTCTTCCTCGGCAAGCTTGGTGCACTTATCAACCTTGGCCTCGGCCCACTCAACGCGCGCCTGCGCGAGGTCAGTTCTAAATTGTGTGTGTCTCGCAGCCCATTTCTGAATGGTCGAAGTGCCGATGCCAGCAGCTTTTGCGGCTTCCTCAAGAGTTCCGCCGGCTGAAATGGTCTCGCAGACAATCTCGCCGAGTTCGGGTGTGTAATCGCTTGGCCTTCCAACTCCCCGCTTCGGATGCGCTGTGATGTCGGCAACCATTGCGCCTGGTTAGTGGTGGAACCAGCTGCGCGCGTTTTGTGCGAACTGGATACGCTTCTTTTCCGCCGGTCCGGCTGTCTTCTTGGCGGCTGCCAACTTTGCCGCAGGGATGGGCTCACCCTTGGGAACTCCCAGATCCTCGTGAAGTTTGCCGACGTTCGCCGGCTTGATGAGCGGCTTGCGCATGACGCTACGGGTTGTGGTCGGCATGGTCACGCCTATACCACCGGCTGTACTTGCTGTCACGCGGAAAGTGTTCGGATGAGCAGGTACAGATTAGGAGCGGGATTCGCTCCGCTCCCCAGCCTCTTTGGGTGCACTCGCTCCGCTCGCTTTGTACTGAGCCCGCGCGAGACGCGTTTGTTCTGTACTACGAGTTGTCAGCGATTTACAGAGACGACTACGTAGAGAAATTGCACAGCTACGGTTTTCGTAGCTGTGACCCTCAGACTGCACAGCTACGCGCCGCTAATTTGGTCGGCCGGAACGACCTGAAACATGCTCGGTCGCCGGCCCTGGCCGCGGTGGAGCAATAGGACGTAGTGCGCGTCTATCAGATCATGCAGGTGGGCGAAGCAATGGCGTGCGGAGATCCCCGCAATCTCGGCTATCTCGTGGTATGGCTTGCTCACTCGCCCGCGCCAGTCGCAAAGAATCAGCAGCGCACCCATCACGGCGCGCTTGGCGCCCCTGAGTTGACAGGCGCGCATCGTCTTCGCTTTCCAGCGCGGGCCGTAGCTCATCCGCCAACACCCTCAATCCTGCACACATCCACGGTGAAGCTAACGGCTGACCATGTGCCGTAAAAGAGTCGCGGTGTGTGCAGGATGGAAGAGGTTGATTGCATCGCGTCAGAGCTTCACTTCCGACAGTGTTCATATTGGCACTTTTGCTCCCTTTCGTCAATTACACAATGGCTCGCGAAGGCTTATATTTCCTTGCTTCGAAGTCTTTTTGAATAGTTCGCACTAATTGCGATATTATTTACTTGCAAGCGCTCGCACTGAGTGCGAATCTCCGAACAACAAAAGACCCGCCGGGATGCTTAGAACATCACCGACGGGCGACACCGGGAAATGAATCCCGATGAGCAGAAGAAACACCAAACCGAAAGACACCGCAAAATGAAAAATGAGACTGAAGCCAACTACCTCGGCACGGCGACCTATTCGCCTGACGACAACAAATGCCGCCTGTATCCATTCTCGCGCTTGAGCGCTGGTGAATACGCCCGCGTGAAAGCTGCTGGATTCTCCTGGGCGCCGAAGCAAGAACTCTTCGTTGCCCCGATGTGGACGCCTGAGCGCGCCGACCTCCTTATGGAGTTGTGTGGCGAGATTGGCGACGAAGACAAGAGCCTCGTGGACCGTGCCGAGATCCGCGCCGAACGCTTCGAAGGCTACGGAGAGAGGCGCATGGAGGACGCGAACCGCGCCCGCTCTGCTGTATCGGCCATTGCTGACAACATCCCACTTGGTCAACCGATTCTTGTTGGCCACCACAGCGAACGCCGCGCACGCAAGGATGCCGAGAAGATTGAAACCGGTATGCGCCGTGCGGTGGATCTTTGGGAGACATCAAAGTATTGGACCTCGCGCGCTGCTGGCGCACTGCGCGCCGCGAAATACAAGGAGACCCCCGCGGTGCGTGCTCGCCGCATCAAGGGTTTGGAGGCCGACAAGCGGAAACAGGAGCGCGAGCGCGGCGAAGCCGAAACGCTACTGAAGGCATGGCAGGGCATCACCACGCTCACGGGCGAAGTGCAGATGCAAACGGCTCTCCGCGTGGGGATTATATACTTGCCTCACCAATCAAATTGAGGAGGCCGAGTTATGAATTTTAGGGATAGCTGGCTTTGCGTGCGTTTGGTTCTGCTGATTGCTCAGAACATCGGAGATCTTCTTAATCTCCTTAACAAGAGCCTCCAGGGAGGTCCGGAATCGGAATATGTGGACAATAGAGATCGCCAGCCAAATGCCAGAAGCGCAGGCGAGAATGACAAAAATAGCCTCCCACACGTTGGCCTTCATTCCGAGGGCATCGTGAAAAGTGCTGGCAGACATGGTGGCGATGAATGTGATGAAAAGCGAGGCGGGGGTGATCCATTGTCCGCGAGCGGCCACGCATCCAATGTGCTTGCGGAGGCAGAGTTCCAATTTATCTCCAGTGATAATGATAACCTCCTGTTCAAGATTAACATGATATCTGGCATTCTCGATAAGGTGAGGACCGACGGCATCGGTAAATTTAGCTTCTGGCGTGTCGGTGGGACCATTCACTTTGCGCTCCTTTCTGGAGAAGGTGGAGGAGTTGTTAATGAGACCCCTTCAGGGAGAGTAACACCAAGTGCTCCTAGCGCGTGCATTTCGACATGACCACACTGATTACAAACGACGACCGCACAGGGGATCATTGGGCCACCCAGCATCAAGCTTTTGAAATCATCCTGAAGGGAAATCGTTCCATACTGCTCTGCAATACTGAATGCATTGTGCCCGCATCTGGCACACACCCGTGTTGCTCCTTTTGCCATTAGGGCGTCTTGAATCTCTTTACGTTTAGATAAATCCATCTCGATCTTAATTGAATTAGTTTTGTTTCTTTTGTGCCGATCTTGACTCTCGATACTCAGCCTATAGCTGACGAATTTCCTCTTTCGGAACGTTCAATACCCCTTTCCGTTTATGAAGATCGATAGTTCCTCATTTCCTGCTCTGACTTGTCGCGACGGAAGACCACTCCTCTGGAATATCTCCACCAATTCCGATGCTGCGTTTGCTAATTTTGGGTCTCCAAACCTTATCGTTATGCCGGGTTCTTGCGGTGGGCTTACTACCCCATCAAAAGAGCGCGAGCTGATCCGTCCTGACAGTAAAGGAACGATCTGCTGCGCGAGAGCCGCCGAAGCGGGATCTTGGTATTGTGAAACCTTGAGGGGGAACTTTGGAGCTTTTGAAAGGAGACCTCCCAGCAATGCGGTGTTGGATTCCGAGAGGGTTATAGGTTGCGGCGCTAAATTTACCGTCCCTTGGTTCACTCCCGTAAACCCGCCGCTCTGGTTAGTGCTGGATATATTGATATTGTGGGTAGGTTCGTTCATGGGCTTTTGTTGTTCTGGCGCGCTAGCGTTCTCAGGTGCATTTTTGATGTGGGAGACTAGTTTATGAGTGCCCCAAAGCATCAACGCGCAAAGACCGATGCAGACGAAGTAAAGGATTTCGGGTCTAGAGCTGCAAAAATTTATGAGGGCATCACGGGCGGCCCACGCCAAAGCGTATATGGCACCCCCAATAATGGCCGTTATACCCTTGCGCTTTACTCCTTTTGCATGGGCATCGGAATCGGCTTTGGAATCGCCATCGCCACCGTCCTCTTGGTTCTCAGCGGCCATCACTCTCCTTAGATGATCGAATTGATCTATACTCAGCTTCTCGCCGAAGAATTTCCTCCTTTGGAACCTTTAGAATTTGCTTCATGGCCTTTCGCATCCTGGCCTCTGATGGTGAGGGTTTCTTCGGTGGAGTTCCTGAGTTCATATCGTCTTTGGGTTTGTATGCCTCTGCCGGGCTGCTTACGCCGCAATCGCCGGGTGAAGTTCATCACCACCAATCAGCGCCTTGTAGGTCAGGCGCTTGCCAAAGACTTGCGCCATGGCAGTCACAAAACGGCCAGAGTCGCCATTCTCATCCTTCCGCTCGTTGAAACGAAAGACTTGCTCGGCGACATAGCGAAAGAGGTGGCAAGGCTCTACGGAAATGTAGGTGCCTTTGAGCGCACGCTTGAGAAGGGACCAGAAGTTCTCAAGGCCGTTGGTGTGGACGTTCCCGCGAACGTATTCGACGGCATGATCGACAACCTCATGGACGAACTTCTGCCGCAAGTCCTGATACACGGAAGCAATGTCAGTGCTGATTTGAGCGCCCTCTTCCACGTTCTCCGTGATGAGCTTCATAACAGCTTTCTTCGTGGGCATCTTGGGGAGCACCTCGGCGAACACGCGGGAAACCTTGTCCTCGGAATTGCGCTCAAGAACCCCAGCAACTGCCGTCTTGGCAACCATGCCGTTACCAGGGGTGATGCCACGCGCTTTCTTGACGTTCTTGTGCATGAACTCCGACTTGCCGCCGACAAAGGTTTCATCCGCCTCAACTTGGCCAGAGAGCTTTTCCTTGAGGATCGAGCCTCCCGACATAGCCAACCGGATGCGGTGAAGCATGAACCAAGCGGTTTTTTGGGTGACACCAAGGGCGCGGGCCAGCTCGCAAGAACTGATACCGTTCTTTGCATTCACGATGCACCAGACAGCGGGAAGCCACCTGTCCAAGCCAAGGGGAGAATCCTCAAAGATGGTGCCAACCTTAACGGAGAATTGCTTAGAGCAACCTTTGCACTTCCACAGGCGGCGAGTGGCGAGAAAGCCCACGCGATCCGTGTTGCAGGAAGGGCACTTCACAACGCCATCGGGCCAGCGCATGGAGACCATGAACGCGAGGGACAAATCGGCGTCCGCGAAGTAGCGGATAGCCTCAAGAAGCGTCTCGGGAAAGGCGGCGTTCGTCGTTGTCATGGGCTCAAAGTAACCCAGATCGCTGGTGAGTCAAGTATATATTCCCCCTCCGCGTAGCCGGCAGCCACCTCTCCGGCTTCTGCATGCCCCGCAAGGAAGGCGACCGCCCCGACTTCCACCAACTACCCAGCGATTACACGGCACTGAAGAACGATTACCCGAACCTCTACGCAACACGCACCATTGACGAGGTTATAGCCGTTGCGCTCCAAACCTTCCCGACCCGTATCGAGCGGGCCAACCGCTGGATTGCCCACATCGAAAACCGCCTGGCGTACGAAACCGCGATGCTTGGCGAGCAAGGCTTCGCTGTCGAGCGCGCCAAACGCAAGAGCGCATCCTCCATGCTGCCACTGTGCAACTACCGGGCGAAAACAGTCGTCGTGGCGAACAAGTATCACCGCGGCGAAACGATGGACCTGCCGCAAATCGAGATGACCGGCGCCGAGTATGCCAAGGTGCACACCGACTACAAAGGCACCGAAGTTTGCGAGAAGTCCCACCGTGTGCGCGTTGTGATGACCTCGGCCACAAAGTTCCGAGACACGGCGGGCAGCAGATTGGCGGCTGTGTTCCTCACGGATTCCAAGACGCACACCAAGCCAGCACCGGCAGAAGCGTTGCCGATCGCGCCAAAGATTGGAACCCTGCGCAAGTTGAATCCTGTCGCTCCGGTCGGTGAGTCTGTGCCCGAAGCTGTCGCACCAGTGGTTCAGATGGTCGAGAAGAAGCCCGCTCCAAATGATGACGTATTTACGGCTCTCAAGGAAGGCTTGAAAGCTGGGGTGCAGGTCGTGAGCGCACCCCAACTCTTCCCTACGCCGCCCGAGTTGGCGCGGCGAGTGGTCGAGTTGGCCGACATCCAGCCGGGAATGCGTGTGCTGGAGCCATCGGCTGGCACTGGAAACCTTCTGCGCGCGCTGCCCGTACATTGCGAGAGCGTGGCCGTGGAGATTAATTGCAAGCTGGCTAATCGGTTGGTGGCACATGATGAACCTTGGCCGCATCTCATGACTACTTGGGTCGGCAAGGATTTCCTCGAGACAAACGGCGACCTTGGAACCTTTGACCGGATCGTGATGAACCCGCCCTTTGAGAACGGCGCCGACATCCGCCACATTCTTCACGCGCGCGGCAAACTGAACCCTGGCGGCCGGCTCGTTGCCATCTGCGCGAACGGACCGCGCCAGCAAGAGAAGCTGCAACCGATGGCTGAGGAGTGGATTGACCTGCCGGAAGGCTCCTTTGCTGGCCAAGGCACCAACGTCCGCACCGCTATCTGCATCATCACCAAGTAGCCTCGACATTCGCCCGCGTGACAGGCGGGCGCAGTCGCGATTACAAGACCCATTATGCCACGCCCCAAGAAATCTACCTTTGCCGCCGACATCAAACGCGAACGGGACCGCCTTGGACTCACCCAGGCAGAAGCCGCGAAGCTCTGCGGAGTCTCGCCGCGGATCTGGTGGAAGTGGGAAACCAACGACCTCGGCCGGATGCTGAAGGTCACGCAGGAAGGCGTGATTGCGCGACTGAAGCTCGCATACCCGAAAGACCCAACCCCATGACCTACGAAACCCAGCCTGCTAAAATCGGCATCCATCACCTAGGAACGACGACCGAAGAGAACGAAGTGGTCACAGTTGGCGGCATCGAAGTCCTGACCGAGACCGGTCTGCACGTCGGCGAGCCCTGGAGCAAAGGCGACTGCATGCCGCTCTACAGCCTGACGCTGAAGCTGGGCGGTGAATCGTTCTTTGGGCCTGATTTTTCCCTCTGCTGAATTCCTTAAAATCTTATGAGCACTGAAAACATAGCAGCATGGACCGAAGGCGGATTTCCCGTCAATTTGAACGCAACCTGCGTCCATTGCGGATTTCCACATGGAGACCACCGGGCGTCGTCTGACGCTTGTCCGGTGTCCGAACATCACGCCGAATGGCGAGAGACGCGATTCCTGCCAAAGCAATCGTGCCCGAAGTGCGGAAGGCTTGGCCAGCGCATGGAAGAGGCGACGCCGGCGCAATGCGGGATTGTCTGACCCATTGGACCTCACCGACCCGCCAGAGCGGTGCAGGTGCGGCGCCGTGGCGACTCTGCGCATCGTCGGCGAATGCCCGGTCACAGACGGGCCAGTTTGGAGCTACGTTTGCCAGCGGTGTGGCCTATACAGCGTGCCGAACAAACATCCTGACGGGTGCGCCAATGCCTGGCATCGCGGGGAGTTGGTGACGCCGGCTGAGTGCCGATTAGCACACCAGAGCTAGCACACCAGATCCGGCGAAGGGTCATTTTACAGAGTGCGCGGTACAGGGTTCGAACCTGTGACCCCTACCGTGTCAAGGCAACTCATGAACCCTGTTTCTCTGTTGATTTACAGATAAAATCGGGTATGAAGGCTGTAATTCGGTACCAATTAGCACACACAAAAGTAGCACACGCGAAAATTGAAAGGACTCTATCGACCCCCAGGCCGGCGTGTGTGGATGTTCCGCTATTGGGACGGCACGAAGCAAGTTCGGAGATCGATGGGGACCGAGGACGAATCGGAAGCTGTTCGCGAGGCTGCAAAGCTCCTCCAGGCCCCCAAATTGGTGGAGACTTCGAACTACGAGGCCGAGATTGCGCTCTATTTTGAAATCCAGAGGAAGGCCGATAGATTGTCGCGTCAATCAATAGAAGCTCGCTCGGCGATCCTCCCGTTATTCTTCGAGCAGACTGGAAAGATGAAGGTGCTGGATGTTCGGAAATCCGACGTGCAGCAGTGGTACGAGTCCAGAACCTGCAAAGAGGACACGCGGCAGACCTACGTTCGATGGATTCGGGCTTTCTACAAATCACTCATAGAACGCGGCCGCATCCGGTCAAACCCATGCGATGGCGTGAAGATGGGACGAATGCGCCCGGCTGCCCGTCGCTCCACAATCACCAAAGACCAGGTAGCGCTTTTGATTGAGCAATGCACCGACGAATCGCTTAAATTTGTGCTCTTCTGTGGATTCCACGCCGGGATGCGGAAGCACGAAGCGATCGAGGCGCGGCCAGAGTGGTTCGATCTCGGCACCGGGCACATTCACATTGGCCCCACGCCCACCTGGCTGCCCAAGGACCGCGAGCGGCGCTCAGTCCCTCTCTCCAAAGCGTTTAAGGCTTTCCTGGCCACCTACGGGCTCCGGACGCCCTACATGCTGGCGCCAGATGTAAGGCCCGGCAAGAGCATCTACCGATACGACTTCGAGCGCGCCTACAAAAAGCACATCGCCACAGTTAATTCGAAAGGCGAGAAGGATGCTGCGGAGGCAGGCGTAAAATGGGTGGCCATCAAATGCACCTTCCATGACGCGCGCCGCACATTCGCCTCACAGCTCGTCAGTGCCGGCGTCAGCGTCTACAAGGTGGCCCGCTGGCTCGGAGACGGCGTGGCGGTGGTAGAGAAGCACTACGGGCACCTACAGCCCGACAACGGCGATTTAGAGCGCGGGTTCGCCTAATTTGTTTCCAGCCTGGCCAAAATCGCCATGAGGTGCAGCGCCTGGCTCCGCGCATCCTCCAGCGCGTTGTGATGCGTGCCAGAACGGAAGGCATCAATCTTCGGCGCGGCCGGGAACAGCTTCACCGCGGTGCGGTAGCATCGATCGCGTGAGAACTTCCATGGCCGCGGCATCTTCAATGTGTCGTAGGCTGCCTCAAGGATTACGTTGTCGAAGTTCTCGCCGTTCCCCCAGACCTCGATTTCGTTCGGCTGCACCTGTCCAATCCATGCGGCAAAGAACTGGAGAGCCGCCCGCAGGTCCATTCCTGGCTTTGTGATTTCCTTTCGCGCATCGTCTCCTTGGCCAAGCCACCACATCACCGCTTCAACCTCCAAACGCAAGCCGGCGGTCACGCAGCTCTGTGGGTCCACACGTTCGTAGAACTCCTCAAGGATCTTGCCGTCACCGAACTTCACGGCGCCAATGGCGACGATCACGCACCCAGGATTGTTCCCGAGAGTTTCAAGGTCGAGCATGATGCGGGTCATTCTTCCTTCTTCTTTGAGCCTTTGGGGCGATTTGAGAGACAATCACGGATGACAGCCAGCACAACGTCCTTCGGCTGCGATACGCCAAGCTTCTTCATCGCGTCCTCGATGACATGCTCCAGGTAGGAGCTGTGGGAGAATTCGCCGCGGTCGTATTTGTCCACGACATCGTTAACGTACTCGTCCTGCACCTCTGGGGGCGCCTTCGCGATCGGAACAGTGACGTGGTGGGGATTGTTGTTTGAAAGACTATAGAGAGGACTCCAGACGATAAGCTGCTTGGCATCCCGATAGCCGACCACCCGGGAATGTTTTTCGTATGCCTCCCAGAGCCGCCAGGGAACGCTCACCGTCACTTTTTTGCTTCGCATTTTAAAAGTTATTCACAGCCGGGATGCCGCGACGTGCCGGCAGAATATTGCGGCGCCAGTGCCGGTCTGAGATTCTATGCGCATGGAATCGCTACCCCTGCTGGCCTTTTTGGAAATCGAGCACATCGAGCGCCTTGCGCTGCTTGACGGTCAGGAAGCGCACGGGCTGTGCGATCTCATCACCGTTCTCGACCTGCTCAACCAATGCCTTCGCGCACTCCCGAAGAAATGCCGATTCCCCGCCGTCCCACTCAGATTTCTCCAGCGCTGCTTGCGCGGCCTTCTTGAGCTTCTCATCCACCTTGCTGGAAAGAATCTTATCTTTTTTCACGGACCGCTTTTTTCGCATAAACTTTCGCAGGATGAAATGACATTGAGGGTTGACCAATGGTTGACCCTTGGTAATACGTGTATGTCCCCGAATGGTCAAATCGTATTCACGAGGCGCCTTTGTGGGAATCCTGAAGTTTCCACTATGACCTAACCCACACCATCGGCGGAAAGCGAGCGAGCCGCTCGATCCTGGACAGATCGGCGGCTCGGTCGCTTTCGCTAATTTCACCCCTAAATGCTACCACAGCAATTGCAGGGTCTGGGGGCTCTTATACAGAGCTTCCAGGCTGGCGCAAGGACTTTTTCTAAGGAAGTCACTCGCGACGAAAACGACAAGGAACAATACGGACACCGCTACGCCTCGGAAGCAAGCGGAAACCGTAGATCATCGGTAGGGTTTATCGCTACCGTTGTAATAGGGGGGCGCACCAATGGCCAGTAAGCCCTCAAAACCATCGGAGGCAGACCTCCTAAACGAGCGCGCGCGGCTGTACCCGTGGATGCTTTTCAACCAGGGCGAGATCGAGCTGATGACCTCACTCCCTCGCCAGGCCGTGGCGGCCGCATTCGATGCTGGCGACGTGCCGGCGCAATTCGGTCGGTCGCGACCGGAAGACATCTTCACATGGGTGCGGAAGCAGGACGCGAAGATCCAAACAAAGCAGGCTGGAGACATCCCGAAGGAGGCCGGAAAATGAGGATTTCTGGATCCCGTCAAGAATCTCAGCGTGCAGAAATAAGCAACGGATTGCAGCCGTTTGCAATGGATTGCAATGGATTGCAAACATGTGGGTCCACCGCCCCGGGAAATCCAGAGGGCCGTGCTTATATGGCGTCGTCAAAAGCAAACGCCATGAGTCACTCCACCGATAGCACCACGCCCCCACCCGCGGCAATTCCGCCGGCAGTCGAGACCATAGAGGCGATTGACGGGATTGAGCAAATGGAATCCCCGTTGGAAGGATCTCGCCCATTCACGCGGGTCTATTACCGGGACGGCGCCAACGACCTTATCGCTGCCGCTAAGGCGCTGCCAGTGCGAGGGAATCATTTCATCGCGCCGGTCAATGGATGGCCAAAGCGCATTTACCGCAGACCGGAGGCAACCCGATGACCGCCGCTCAGTTCCGCAAGCGTCGCGGTAGCGCGACTGCAACCAGCAACACGCGCGACGGCATGACCGCTACGCAGGTCACGCCTCGAAAGGGGAGCGCAACAGCCACTCGGCGCGGAAAGCGAAAGGCCTCCCGATGAGCACCAAGGCAAAAGTCATTCCGATTCAGCCGAGGTTCCTTCGCCTGGTCGAGGTGCGCGCTGTTCTCGGCGGGCAACAAGTCGTCCGTGACTGCGAGGCTGGCGGATGGCTCCGACCAGTCCACCGGCGCCCGAAACTCGCGCTCTACAGCTTCGCCGATGTGCACGCCTGCGCCGATCGCATCGAGGCTGGCGAATACCCGAAGGAAGTATGACCCAAACCCCCACACTCCAGGATTGGGCTGCTGAGAGAGACAATTTATGAGCACCCTATCCCTTACCCTTGAGCAGCGAGCCGAGTTGCAACGCTGTGAGCGAGTCATCCAGAGCGGGCTGGAGACGTTTGAACTGGTCGGCAATGCGCTGCTGTCTGTTCGGGACTCGAAGCTGTATCGGGAGACGCACGGCACATTTGAAGACTACTGCCGCGAAAAGTGGGCGATTGAACGGGCGCATGCCCACAGG